TAGACAAAGCTGCCCTAGCACTTGGCAAGGGTGAAAGTATATTTGACCTAGACAAAATACAGATAGCGGCAGCAATTTTAGCAACGCAAGAAAATATACAAAAACTAGGCACAGCGGCTACAGACCAGCAAAAACTACAGCTAGCCAATGATGCACAGCGCCTAACAGTTAAACAGTTAATGCTAGATTTAGAAGATGCTATAGCTGATAAAGATGTAGAGCGCGCTACAAGCCTGTCTAAGCAACTAAATACAGAGCTAGCAATATTAGGTACGCTTACAGGCCAGACCTATAAGCTAGGTGAAATAGACAAAATACTAGAAAAGTTTAAGCCTAAAGACCTTATAAACCTAGATAACCTAGATGCAGCTATACGCAAATTGCTAGAAATTGCAGGCTCACGGTTTGACTTTTTAAGCCCAATTATATCTAGTACAAGAAATACTAATGATAGCGTTTTAGATGAGGATATAGCTAGCCGTTATAAAGCAGGTGACCCCGAGGCTATCAGAGCTGTAGAGGCACACGCAGATGCTATAAGTATGCTGGCAGAGTCAGAGCTAGCGCTAGCAGATGCGTTATTAGAAGAAAGCATACGCGCACTAGATATAGCTACAGCAAGCCTAAGCCCTAGCGTGGCAACTAGCTCTAGAGGCTTTGACCCTGCCGCGTTCCGTATGGCAGATAACATAACTATTAACGTAAATGCAGGTGTAGTAGGTAGTGAGGACACAATTAGCCTAGCTGTACAAAGAGCTATATTAGACCTAGAGCGTAAGGGCGACCCGTTGCGTTACACCGGTGGGCTATGACCCTGCCAATTATAAACGCTGTAATTAACTTTAGTACTGGCCCTAGTTTTGCTCAGGCTATGATTTTAGACCAAGGTATATTAGATACTAACGTGCTATCTGATAGCGTTGCAGTAATTGTAGATGTATCGGACGTAGTGGACTCAATACAAACTAATAGAGGCCGTAACCCACAGGCTGACCAATTCCAAACAGGTACATTAACTTTAAGAATAGTAGACCAAAACGGCGATTTTAACCCTCAAAACCCTAGCGGGCCTTATTTTGGCTTGCTTGACCCTATGCGTAAGGTAGCTATATCAGCTACTTATAACAGCGTTACTTACCCTATATTTAGCGGCTTTATTACTAGCTATAACACTACTACGCCTAAAAATGCGTTAGACGTTGTTTATACCACAATAACGGCGGTAGATGCGTTTAGACTTGCCCAAAATGCACAAATAGCTACAGTAACAGGGGCTACCGCGGGCGACCTATCCGGCACACGCATTAACCAAATATTAGACCAAATAGGCTGGCCTAGCTCTATGCGTGATGTAGATACAGGGCTAACTACGCTACAGGCAGACCCCGGCACGGCCCGTACCAGCCTTGCAGCTATGCAGACAGTTACCCTAAGTGAGTACGGGGCGCTATATGTAGATGCTACCGGTAGCTTTGTATTTCAAGATAGGCAAGTTACTACAGCTAGCATAGGCGGCACACCTACCGTGTTTAACGATAACGGCACAAATATAGGTTATTTTGATGCCGTATGGCGCTTAGATGATACGTTGGTATTTAACGCGGCTAGCATCACCCGTACAGGCGGCACTACACAGCTAGCGATAGACCAAGCTAGCATAGATAAGTATTTTACCCACAGCTATAACCAACAAAATCTACTAATGCAGACAGATGCAGCGGCCCTAGATTACGCCCAAGCCTATGTAGCTAGCCGTAAAGAAACCTCTATAAGATGTGATGCCATTACCTTAGATTTATACACAGATAACTATAATGCCGGCATAATCGCCGCCCTAGACCTAGATTTTTTTGACCCTATAACTATTACTACAAACCAACCGGGCTCATCTACTTTAACTAAAACTTTGCAGGTGTTTGGCGTATCTATGGCAATTACGCCCGGCAGCTGGAAAACGACACTAACAACACTAGAGCCGATAATAGACGGCTTTATACTAGACTCTGCTATATACGGCCTGCTAGACACAGGCGTTTTAGCCTACTAAGGGGGTAACAATGGCAGCGGGCTTAGGATTTAAGACCTTTACTACAGGTGAGGTTTTAACAGCCGCGGACGTAAACGGCTATTTAATGCAAGGTGTATTAGTTTTTGCAAGTGCAGCGGCTAGAGATGCAGCGATAACTGCACCGCAAGAAGGCCAAGCGTGTTATCTGAAAGATACAAACGCCGTACTCACATACTCTGGCAGCGCGTGGGTAGCTGTAGGCGGTAGCTCACCTTTAACTACTAAAGGCGATTTATACACCTTCAGTACAAGCGATACACGATTAGGCGTAGGTGCTAATAACACAGTTTTAACAGCAGACTCTGCTGAAGCTACAGGATTAAAGTGGGCTGCCCCTGCTTCTCCAACTGTAACTTTTGCTGGTTGCTCTTTGTTTAATAGCGCAGTAATTAGCACTAGCAACGATACCTATACCACAATGACTTTTAATTCTGAAAACTTTGATACAGACTCGTATCATTCAACTTCAAGCAATACTTCAAGAATTACCATACCAGCAGGTAAAGGTGGCAAATATTTATTCTATGGCAATATAGCTTTTTCAGGCTCGGCTGCTGGCGTAAGAACCGCGGCTCTTTATAAAAATAACACAACTTATCTGTTTTTTAACACAAAAGAGCCGGGAGCAACCTACGAAGGTTCAGCAGAAATTACTTTAATTGTTGATGCGGTAGCAACTGATTTTTTTGAATTACTAGTAAGACAAGACAGCGGCGGTAGCCTTAACACAGGCAGCGGCACAACTTTAACTGTTTTTTCCTGCGCTTATTTAGGAGCATAAAATGGCAACTTTTAACAAACCCAAAAATCTAAATGGTGCTGAATTATTAGCAGAATTGAAAGCTGTTGGTTTAGATGTTAACTTAATTAGAGATAATTCTGATGGCACTATTTCATTTGAAGTAAATAATGAAGAACTTGCTAGTGAAATTGTCTTAGCCCATAACGGAGCAACTGTTGCACCTGAGCTAACTATTGAACAAAAGTTAGCAAGCGTAGGGCTTAGCCTGCCTGACTTGAAGGCAGCGCTAGGGCTATAGCATAATATTAAGGGATTATTCAAAAATAAACTATGACGTTAACAAGTTATAACGGCTGGCCTGCCAGTAAAAACCCGGCAGAAATTGGCATAAAAAGTTATGCAGTACCCGGCACTAACAGAAAACTTAGATGCGCTGAGGCTGTAGCACCTTTGCTAGTAGGTTTTGCCGCTGAGTTCCACGCGCTAATAGAGCCAATAGATGAAGGCGCTCAAGATGAGTGGGGCTATGCGTTTCGTATGGTACGCGGCAGCACAGACCGCCTAAGCTGCCATAGCAGCGGTACAGCTATAGATTTAAACGCGACTAAACACCCGCTAGCAGCTGTGGGTACGTTTCCAGCCGATAAAGTGCCAATGCTTAGAGCGCTAGCTAAAAAGTATGGCCTAACGTGGGGCGGGGATTACCGTAACCGTAAAGATGAAATGCACTTTGAAATAAGCGTAAATGCTAAAAAAGCCGCTAAGATAATCCTAAAGTTAGGGGTAACAAATGCCAATTAGCACGCAGGTAACTATAACTACAACCGCTAGCATTATTGTATCTGCCAATTCTTACAAAAATATTTATTTACATAATTTAGGCGGTGGAGCTATTTACTTAGGCGGGTCAAACGTAACTACTAGCAACGGCTATAAGCTAGATAACGGCGATAAATTAACTCTTATTATTGGGGATACAGAGGCATTATATGGCGTTGCTGCTAACGGTACTCATACGTTAGCGGTACTTGCACAAAAATAACTAAGGGGCATTTAGGAGCAAAAATGGACAAGAAAAAACTAGAGGCGGCTGCGTGGAGCTATGGGCGCGCCGCGCTAGCAAGCGTTGCAGCTCTATACCTATCCGGCATTACAGACCCTAAAGTATTGGCTAACGCCTTTATCGCAGGTTTGATAGGCCCATTAATTAAAGCATTACAGCCTAACGAAAAGCAATTTGGACTAGGCGCTAAGTAATGAGCCAAGCCCAAACCCTATTAGCTTTAGCGCTAGGACTTTGTAGCCTTGCAGCGGTAGGGGTTGGGCTGGTACGCCATTTAGTAAAGCATTATTTAAGTGAGTTGCTACCAGACGGTAACGGCGGGCATAATCTTAGAGGCCGGGTTGAGCGTATAGAGGGCCAAGTAGACCGCATTTATGAAATGTTGCTACAGGACAAATTAAGCCGCTAGCGTGTCGCGTTGCCTTATGTCGGTGTTAGGGCTCATACTTTTACTACACGCTGAGAGGGCTACTTAGTGTAGTAGTTTTATCAGCCTTAACAAAGG